AGTAACACCGCCAGCAAGATTTTTACGAGTAAATACTTCACCTTCTCCTAGCTTAATTCCTTTTAATTCTTCTTTAGCAATATCACGCAATATTGGATTATCGGAAGAAAGAGCATATTTAAGCGCTTTATCAGCGTCAGTTTTTTGTAATTCACCAAACTGTTCAATTTGTTGAGTTTGTTTTTGACGCAAAGCTTCAGCTAAAGCTAATTGCTTTTTATCTAAATTTTCATTCATAGCAGTACCAGCAATACCACTAACCAATGGAGCTAAATATTGCGACCAGCTAGGAGCTACATAATGACCTGATACAAGTCCGCCTTGAGGTTGTTGAAAAGCTTGAGAAGTTAGCAAATCAGCCATTTTGCGCTGACGAGATAAATCAGCAGCTTCAGGATTTTGAGCTAATAAAGCTTGGTCTGTTAAATATGCATCTTGTGCCATTATGCTATCCTTAGTAAATTTGCCAACACATTACTTGTAGGTTGAGTTCCCTCTTGAGCTAATTCAGCTAAAAAGTTTTGTGTATTAGGCGTAGTTGCTTGTATTGTATTTTGTTGTTGATTAGCTAAATAAGGAGTTTTATTCATTTCATATAAACCACCAAATTGTTGCATTGGGGTTTGCAATCCTTGTAATGCAGTAGCTAATGCTTGTGGATTAGATGATTGACCACTACTTGTTAAAGAATTAATAACGCTTTTAACACGATTAGCATTTTTAATAATGTCGCTTGTAGACATATTTGGGTTAGCAGCTTCATAAGCAGCTAATTGTTCTGCGGTTAGTCCTGTGCCTAAATTACCTAATCCAGCAGCAGCTTCGCTACCAGCAATTCCAGCCAATGAACCAGCTCCAGTTGTTCCTTCTAATCCAATAGAAGTAGGAGCTAATCCACTTATATTTCCTAAACCAGCAGCAGATTGTGTAGCTGCAATACCAGAAGGAGAAGCAGAACCGACAGTAGCTGCACCAGCATTTAAACCAGTTCCAGCAGATGTACTAGCGGCTTCAGCAGGAACTTCAACGCCTGGCATACCCAATTCAGTAGCTGCAACTTCTGGTGTTACTCCTTCGGAAGCTGCGGCAGCCATAACTTCAGGAGCATAAGCCAAAGCAGCTCCTCCAGCGGCTAATCCACCTACTGTAATCCAGCCACCAGGAATTTGATTAACAGCTTTATCAACAGAAGCTAAACCACTTCCAATAGATTCAACAGCTCCTCCAATAGCATCACCAATAGAACTAATTATTCCACCACCACCGCCTTGTGGATTTCCCATTCCTAATGGATAAAGCTTTTGTTTATATCTTAATAAGCTCATACTTGTGCCATCCATTTAAACTTAGGATTATCTGAATCTTGAACTTGAATACCTAAATTTTTTAATAATTGCAAAATTTGAGTTGGAGGTTCAATTCCATATACTTTTTTAACACCAGCTTCTTCAAGTTTTTTAACAAAAAACAATACTGCTTTTGATAACTTTATAGGAGAATCTTTGCTAAATAAATGAACTTCAGCATTTCCACCACCAAGATTAAATACTGTTAAAACAGAGTTTCCTTCTTGCAAAATAATAGCTTTTTTAGCTTTTATAGTTTGAGCAAGAGCTTGCAAAACCTGATTAGGGTCTGCATCTGTAATATTAGATGAAATAATTTCTGATGGTGTCATTTTTTAAAATACTCCAGTAGACCAAGCAGAAGTAGGAATTTGCGAAGCATCTGAATATAAATTAGCATTTGTTGAATTGTTACCAATTAAATTACTTATTCCGTTATATGCGCTAGTACCTAAATTAGCTAAACCAGTTAAACCACCACTACCTAAAATTCCAGCAGTACCAAGACCAAATAAACCTGATGTAAGGTTATTTTTTTGAGCCAAATTAGCATTATTTTGAGCAATTTGAGCAGCATTAGATGTAGCATAAGCTCCTGTGTAATCAGGGCCTGTTGTTGCAGCTTGTGTATAAGGATTTACATATCCAGGCGTAGTCGCTTGTTGGAAAGCTCCTAATTGTTGATAAGGCAAATTAGCTTGTTGTAATTGCTGATTAAATGATTGTTGATTAGCTTGTAAACCTGTTTGCAATCCACCAACAATAGCGCTTGTAAGCTGGTCATTTTGACCTTGTTGAAATGTACGCATTGCGTTGTTATAAGCGTCAGAACCAGGCATAATTCCTTGATTTGCAAGGGATTGGGCTTGCATTTCAGCAGCGTGTTGTTGTTGTGGCTGTAAACGAGCCAAAATAGCATCGCTATATGTTTGACCAGGGTTAATACCTACGCTTGGAGTATTAGGATTAAAACCTTGTGCAGCTTGATTAGCTACACCTTGTTGCAAACTTCCTAAAGCGCCTTGTAATGGGCCAGCCAATGATTGTTTAGCAGTCCAAATAGGATTGCCTTGAGCATCTGTACCAGTTTGAACATAATTCAAGTTGGCATAAGGAGTTTGCTGATTTACTCGGTTGGCAGCAGTTGCTGTTTGCGCCCCAGCCAAATTACCCAAAGAAGTCTGTTGAGCGGCTTGAATATAAGGGTTTGTACTAGAAGCAAATTGATTGCCTGTAGTAATGCCAAAAGGATTAGTATTTGGTGCTGTACTTGGATTAGGTTGAACTTGTGGTTGTGGTTGTTGTTGTTTTTGTTGATATTCAGGGCTTTGTTTAAAAGCATTAGCAATATCTTGAATAGATTTACCAGAAGCTAATTGTTGTTGCCAATATTGCAAACCAGCAGCATCAGGCGCTCTACCTAATAAACTTTGATATAAATCGCTAACAGGGTCATTTGAACCACTAGCATTTGTATTTACAGTTTGTTGAGAATTATCAGGATAAGGATTTACAAATCCTTGTTCATAATTACTTGCGTTCATTAAACCGCTATTTAAGCTTGCCATTACCAACTCCTAAGTGTTTAGTTTATTACCAAGGGGTCGGCATTGCCGATTATACCCTTATAAATCATTAAATTACAGTACCTTTTTCCATTACATAGTCAGTAGAAACCCAATGTACATCAATGCCAGCGGATACCATATTTAAGTTAATACCCCCTGCATAACCTAATCCTGTAACCCCTTGCCATTGGCGAGAAATTACTAAATTTCCAGCAAATACATCGTTATCCCAATGAGCAGCATCCCATATAGCTGTAGTAGTGGAAGTATTTACAAAAGTAACTTTTCCAAGATTATTTTGGGTTTGAAAATCAGTATTAATACCGCAATAAATACCAGGAGTTCCTACATCTACTAAAAATGTAGGGCGAACCATAGTAAAGCGTTTTTGTTGTCCTGGAGAATCAAAATAACTATAAGCTTGCTGACAAGTGGCTGAGATTTGAGCGCCATTATCTGCATTTGTATTCCAAAACTTGCCTACAAATCCTGTGCCACCAAAATAAAGGTCATCATTATGTAGCTCAAAACAAGTTGTATTGATGCCTGTAAAATTACACCAAGATTTACTAATGGTGTGCATTACATATTGTTGAGTTCCTGAAGTATCTGGAACATTAATAATCAACATATTAGGTTTAGCATAATAAATAACTTGCCAACCAAATTCAGTAGAAAAAGTATCTGCTGCTAAAGAAATAGCGTAATAAATCTTATCGGTAATATTTACTCTAGGGTCTAAACGGCTAGATTGCAATGCAGAAGCCAAAGGAACTAAACCATCTTGAGTAAGTAATAGAATGTCACCAGCCCATTTATAAAAGCATCTACGGCTAAATACATAACCTAGTTGCCATACGCCTTTTAAAGCCCATGTAGTAGCACTTGATGGGTCTGTGCCGTTATAGACAATAATTTCGCCCATATTGCTTACAAATACTGCGTAATCATCTACACCTTCACCAGCATCAATAGTCCAAGTAGCCATACCTTGAAGGTATCCACCATTACGAGCAATACCACCAAAATCTAATGGGGAAGCAGCGCCACCTAAAGAATTAACAGGCAAATACCATACTTTTAAAGTATTTTTTTCCGTAAAATATAAACGATTTTTAAATAGGTTTACATTAATAAATGTATTAGGGTTTACACCAGTAACACCATAATTAACTAAATAACTGCCTATAGTGAGAGCATCTGTTGCTGGAGTAGTAGCCATTGTGTATGTCAATGTACTAGCGCCTGTAACAGTTACTACAAAAGTGCCGTTATATGCAGTAGGAAGGTTACCAGTAAGTGTTATTTGATTGCCTGTAACTAACCCATGCGGTGTAGTCGTTGTCATCGTGGCAAGCGTTCCTACATGGGTAATTGAAGAAATTGCAGAGGCTGTTGTAGTTGTAGCCATCTTTACCCAATTAGTGCCATCATAGACTAATGTAGGGTCTGTACCATTACAAGCTACTAAAAAATGACCACCTGAGTTTGTCATATTGACATACTGAAATTTGTCATTAGTAATTGTATAAACATTGGTAGCAGTAGCGGTATCGCAGTTATAAATAGCTGTTCCTGCCGCAGCAAATAGTTTTTGAGTATTTGCACCAGCATAATTCATTACAGTATTAACTTTTCCTGTAATACCTATGGAAGCCTTTGTATAACCTTTGCGTAATTGCACATCTGTAGGATTAGGATACAAATTAGTCAAAGTTACCGCATCAGTTGGCGGCATTTCGGCAATAGAATCTCTAGCGTTCCAACCGCCAATAGGCGAGGTAATAGAAGAAGTTAAAGCTGTGAATGGTTTAGCTTGCATTATGAGCCGTAGCCAGTATCAGGAATATTAGCCCATCCAATAAGCACTTTAGTTGGGTATGGAGCAAATGATAGGTTAGGAGCGCCTTTGTCATTAGCTTTAGCAATAGACAAATAACGCTGATAATCTTGGGTTAGTGCAGTTGTGTCAAAAGACTTAATTTGAAAGTATTTAAGCTTGGTATAAAGCACCATAATACGGTCATCAAAGACAGTAGTATCAGAATCTTGTGTAAAGCTATTCTTTACATCACCAGCAGCGTTTCTAGCCCAACCTTTAGAACGATATTCAAAGCCTAAATACTCTTGAGTATTCATTGGAGGCCATACTTGAAATGTGCTACCAAGAATACGCCAACGCATACGAGGGCCAGTTGAAATATAACCAGACTTTAACCATTGCCATTGTTGTGCATCTTCAGGGCCTAACATTTCCCAATGTTTAGTTTTATCCCATTGAGTGCGGTCTGTGATAGTTTCAAAATCATTAGGTAATGGGTAGATTGTCTGACTAAAATTAATCTGACCTGTACCTGTACCTGATGCTTTTTGGCTAATTGTTACTTGAGTTGCAGAATCTACAGAAACAACATAAGTATCTTGGGCAATGTTATATCCAGTAATACTATAGTTTGAATTTAAACCTGTGGTACTAGCTAGACCAGTTAAAACATAAGAACCAGCCGTAGCTGTACCTGTGGTTGTTAAATATTGTGTATAAAAACGATACTCGTTCTCTAAAGCTTGCCAATCATATTCTTTAGTTAGCTCATACCCAGCGGCGTTCATCAAAGACAAGATTTGTTGGGTATCTTGGCTAGGATTTCCTGCCACATTGGGGGTAACTGCTAAATTAAGCTCAGATTGAACTTGATTTACGAGTTGGAGCATCGTTGATGACATATTAAGCCTCTGATTCTACTTTTTGTTTGCGTGGTTTTTTAGTTCCAACAGCGGCAAGTAGAGCCGTCATCTGCTCTTGCATAGCAGCCAGCTTTGCGTCTGTTTCTGCCTTGATTTTAGCATTTTCTTGCTTTAATTGTTCTACTTCTTCTTCACGCTTAGAAACTTCAGCAGATTTTGACGCTACAGACAAGAAAGCTTTGGCTTTGTCCCTAAAAGCATAGGGTGACATACCAGCAATCATGCCAATACGCTGTAATTGTTGGTCACCGCAGTTTGCAATAGCTTCTACGGTATAAAATTTAATGCCTTTTAGTTCTTCGGCTTGTCCCATAGTCAATAAAGGCCATTCTGACAAAGGAGTTCCTGTGTAACCTTCATGGTTTCCAGTTTTGTTTTGATAATCAGCCCAATGCAGGGGAAATCTGCGTTTATGGCGTTCTTCAGCAATCGTATCAATGATATTTAGCTGGTCACCTGGGGTCATAATTGTGATGAAATCCATCTCTTTAAAGATTGGTCTGCCTTGGGCAATAGTTTCATCTTTGATTTCTACTGGGCGCTTGTAAAAACGAACAGTAAGTTGAGAATCTGCATTACGAACATCTGATTCAATAGCCATTTAATTCTCCTAAGGGATTAGGTTGTTAAAAAGAAAAAAAGGGACTCCCCTTTTGAGGGAATCCCAGGTTACTACAGGTAAAACTTAAACAGAAGCTGCACTAAACCAACCATAATCACCAGATGCCATTGCAACAGCAGGAGATTTGTATGAACCACCAGTAGCAGTTACCAAAAAGGTAGTTGCGTCAATGGTGCAAGTTGTTGTAGAAGCAGTAATTGTTGCATTAGCCTTCGCCCATACATATCTGCGACCATCAGAGCCAAATACTTCTGCTCCTAATGGGCCGAATTGTGGTGCTGTGCCGCCAGTTGTTGCCAATTCTGCAACGGTTGTTGTATCGTTAAAATCAATCCCTGATAGAGGGGTAATGGTATATGCCATGATGTTTCCTTTATATGTTAAATAGACTGTAATAAAAGGGGATTTCTCCCCAATTATTAGTTAGTCATAATGCCTTGCAAGAAGCTATTAGAAGCTGTCAAGTTACCAGCCCAACCGTATAACTTCACGATTGCGTCTTGGTTAATTGACTGACGCTCACCACCAATAGGTACAAAGTTACGCTCTTTATGAGGGCGCAAGAAGATGTAGTTGGTGTTCAAGAAGTACATTGTGTTAGAAGGCTGTTCATTACCATAACCACCACCCAATACAACATCAGCAGAAGTACCGCCACCGTAGAACTTCAAGGAAGCGAAACCAGCAGCACCAGCTTCTTCAGAAGCGATACGCTGAATAGCTTGCAATGATTGAACATACAGGCTGTAGAAGTTGTTATCAGCAACAATCAAGTCGGCTTTGTCTGTACCACGAACTAATTGAATAGCTGTAGAAGTCATCTTAGCCAAGATGTTTGAAGTTGTGATAGTTGTGCCAGTTGTTGCCACATTCTGCCAGAAAGTCCAGTTAGCACGGTTAATACCACCGTATGTGCCACTTGTAGGAGTAGCAGAAACAGCAGCAGCCAAACCGTCAAGGTTCTTACCGCCATTACCTGTACCGTCTAGGAACAAGTCACCAGAAATACGGTTTAGCAAACGAGCTTCAGAAACTTGCATACGACCATCTAACAAGTCGATGATTGCTTCTTTGCTTGAGTTTTGCAACATTTCTAAGCCAGACATAGTAACTGCATCAGCGTACTGAGCAATTTTGAACTGAGCAGCAGAAATTGGGCTATCTGGAGCAATATTCAATACTTCGTAACCGCTATATGAGTTAGCGTTATTAGTATTTGGGTCGTTGTACATGATTTCTTCCAAAATCACATTACCACCTGAGAAAGGGCGTACATTCCCTTTTTGACTCAATCTTTGTAGGATTGCGTTGTTTTGTGTTAAGTTGTCTGCCAATTCACCGCTACGACTTTGAATGGTTGTAGCGATAATATCGGTAATCGCTGAGTTAGCAAATGCCATGATTATTATCCTTAAAAAATGTGTCCAAAATTAGACTAAGTTAAACCCTACCGCTCAATACGCCTGAATTTAATTGGTCGGCAATCAAAGAGCGTCTATCCTTCTTGTCTGAGCCGTTTGACACTTGCCCGTTAGGTGTAACGGAGCGTGGACTAACTGCCGCAGCCTTAGCTTTAGCTACCTGATTCGCCTTTGACGCTTGTTGCTTTGCACCAGAGATGATTTTCTCTTGTTCTAAAGCCCATGCTTCATCGTTAATACGAACCGCCAGCTTATAAGCCGTTTTCAGGTCTTGGGCTTTCCCTAGCTCAAGGAGTTGAGCCATTTCTTCCCTTACCAATTCAAAGTGGGGTGCATTACCACCACTCTTAAAACTTTCAATCTCACTCATTAATCGTTGGTTTTCCTCTTGAGCAAACCTATTCTTAATGACGCTTACTTCTTGATTAACCGATTGTAGTTGGTTCATCAATTGTTGAGCATAGGGGTCAAGTTGTTGAACCTGACCACTTGGATTAAATTGTACACCATAATCAGATGCAAGTCTTTGAATCATCTGTACTTTTTGTTCTTGCGGTGCAGTAGCTAAAACCATGTGCGCTCTAGCAAGATTATTAATTAAAGCAGCAGGGTTTATTCCTTGCTTTTCTAATTCAGGAACAAAGGGCGTAATAGCCTCTTTTAATTGTTTTGCGCTTTCAGCTTCTTGTCTATAGGTGCTTACACCACGCTGGTATTCAGATTCACGCTGATTGGCATATTCGGCAAACTTAACAAAGTCATCACGACCTATTTGTTCACCTTTCTCCATTTTGTCCCAAATTTCTTTGTATTCTTTTTTCCAGGTGGTTGGGCGTTTATAAGTAGGTTCTACAGATTCCTCTGTATCCTCCTCTGACGCTCTAATTTCAGGTTCAGAAATCTCACCATCCGATTGTTCTTCTTGCTTAGTAAATTGCCCTTTTTCATTACGAGCTTTCTCTTGAGCAGATTCTTCGGCAATATCATCTTCAGGCGCAGCTTCAATTTCCACCTCCTCAGGGGCTTCTAATGTGCCTTCTTCGGCTTGTTCCAATGCTGCTTCTAACATTGCTCTGCGGTCTAAATCTTCTGCCATTTGATTCTCCTAAGGGGTCAGGGGTTTAATATTTGAG